AACCAGTGGTGCGAGGTAACCCTCACTGACCCCCCGTTTTACATCATACTGAAAACTATCTCTATCAAACCAGTGACGATTACTGTCACTGTCACTCCGAGTAAGATCAGGGCTTCCACTGCTACTATTTCCATCTGTTTTCTCCTTAAATATTGGTCCGTTGTCCATACGCCATGCCGTAGCCGTAAATGCGACCCTCTGTGCTTCTGGATACAGTTTAAAAATTTTTTCGTACTGGCTTTTGCCTGACGGTGTCATCGGTACTCGATGGGCCTCATCGACAATAATTACATCTGGTGAGGGTATGGGATATTGGTGAACCGTCTTACGATAAACGTAATTCTCAACCGTCTGGATGGTTCCGAATAGCACTTCCTCTTCAAAGTCCCAACGCCCGACAGGTCTGAGGCCAGAGCACACGAGACCGGAACGGCACGCAAACTTAAAATGCTTTTCCCATGTCGCGTGGTTTTGCTCAGTGAGTTTCAGATTGTGGGTCAGTACCCAAACTCGTTTTTTATATGTCGATACGAGTTTGGTAGCTAAATCACAAATGACAACTGACTTTCCGGTGCCAGTTGCCATCGTGATACACGGGTTAAACCCTTGCTTGAGGTCTTCGATACAGGCTCGTGTCGCTTCAAGCTGATACTCTCGGAGCCTCATTCGGTTGACCTATCTCTAGGAGATGGTATTGGTTTTACAGGTAGAGAATTTTTTAATAGGTTCTCTGGGTGTTTGGAAAATGGGTTCTTAAATTCCTCACGAAGTTGTCGGGCAAGCTCCAACACTTGCCCTCTACTTTCAGATGGAACGACCACCTCTACCCTAACAAGACCCTTATCTTTTGAAGTGGCCCTGTAATTTGAATTGTAACCAGATTGCTTTTCCATTTTAGAAATCCCTTTTTGCTAATTGGTACCAAAGTTCTTTACCGTAATCTTCACCCAATCGTCCTTGCAATGCATCGTGAAAATTGTTGGAAGACTCATGCTTATTAAGTGCATGAAACGCACTCAATTCTTCAACGAGATTATAATCATCCCTGACGAAAAATTTCACGGCCTCAGC